GAAAGAAATGCTAACTTCTGGCGACTTCACGCTGTGTGATATTGTGCACGATAAGGCCAACCGCATGCGCTACTTGTTCTGCTCGGGCATTGAGCAGCCGGTGCAGGAAGAAGATCACCCCTTTTCTCGCCGCGTATTTCAGCAGCGCACTGATGGATTTGGGACATTGCTTTACGAAGAGGACGACAACCAGACGCCCCTCTTAGACTTGGATGCCAGCGCGCCGGCACCCGGTTGGCTTGTGACTAATGGGTTCAGCTTGAAGCCAATGCGCTTTGACTTGCACGGGAGCAGCTACTACCCAGAGGCCCATTTTGAGTATTTGAAGGATCTGCAGGACGTAGTAGTTGAGAGTATGAGCCGGCAGTCTATCCTACTCAAGCGCACCTCTCGGCAGGGGGTTATTGCCCGCAGCGAAGTGACCAAGCGGCCGGGCATTGTCAAAGAGATTCAAGATGGCGTCGATAACCAGTATCACGTTATGGAAGACGTCGGCAACATAAGGTCCTTAGACCATCCGGTGGTGCCCGTTGAGCAGATGCAGTTGGAAGATCGGGCGATGGGGCACATTAACCAGATAAGCAGCGTCTCGGACTTCTCTGGACCTTCGGGGCCGGTTCGAAGTGCGACAGCCGACAGCTTGGACGCCGCGGCAGATAACGTCAACAAAGAATGGCTCGACACGCATGTGGGTGGTTGGTATGAGGATGTAAGTCGCGATGGCTTGACGATCATGTCGGACCCGCGCTACAAGCCTGAGCGCTTTGAGTTGAACGTGGCGCCCGCAGGCGCGCAGAGGACCGTGCGTGCTTTGACATCGGCCGACTTTTTATGGAACTATGACATTCAGGCAAAGGCCGGCAGCATGTCGCCGCTCGTGGAGCAATTAGAGCGGCGCGACTTCCGCGAGTTTTACGACCTGGCAATACAGAGCCCGAACTTCGACCGCATGGAGCTTGACAAAGCGCTGGCCGAATCGCACCGCATAACTGACGTAGAGAAGTATATGCGCGACGATGTTAATGAGGACGCGCAGCAAGCGGCGGCGTTAATCTTAGACCGAGTTATGACGCAGCCAGAGCTTGGCATTGAGAACTTGGTGACGGAAGGCTTAGACCACCAGGCCCGCATGGAAACCTACTCGGCCTACAAGACGCACCCGGTCTATCAGCAGTTGGCACAGCAGGCCAATGGCCCGTTTGAGTCGGCGCAGTTCGCACGGCAGCAGATGCAGTTGATTGATCAGCAGGTGCAGGGCCTCATGCAACAGCACCAGCAATTCCTCGCGCAAGAGCAGCAGGGTATGGGTGCCTCCAGTGGTGGCAATAGCGCCGGCAACCTGCAGGCGCCGGCCGATGTGCTCCAGAGTGTAGTGAAAAGCAACGCACAGAATATTACCAACGCCGTCCGTGCCGATGCTAACGAGGGGATATAATGCCTCCAGGAATTGGATATAAACGTAGGCCGATAGACCCCCGGCTGGCCGAGATACTTGCGCAGATGGGTAGCCCACAGGGTGATATATCTCCAGTGTTTAGTCCAGGCCCGCGCACCGATCAAGGGGTCTTTCCTGGTGCCGAAGCGGCCTTTGGTAAATTCTTAGCCAGATCGCCGCAGGGCATGTTGGACACGACGGCCGAAGACCTGTCAACAATGGGCAGTATCGCCGGCACTGTAGGAGATCAAGGTGCCGCATTCCGTGCCGGGCAGGCCGTGCGCAAGCAGATAGCGCCAGCCATTGAGGGCATATCAGAGTTGGGCATAGGCGGCACCGCGAAAGCTGTAGGTGGTGGCGTAGCGAAAGCGATTGACGAGCGAGGATTAGGCGGCATTATGTCGCTATTGGATGTTCCCACGGGTGGATTAGGCGCGGCCGCATTAGGTGGCATGGGCCTTGTAGGTGATATAGGCAAGGCAACCCGAGGACTGAAGGCGGCCAGTAAGTTCAATAGCCCACGGGCGGCGCGCTTGGCTGAGTTAGCCGAGGGCGTGACGGATGCCGGCGCACCGGAACGCAAGCGATTGAGTGGGCGAGTTGGTTTAGAGTATGACAGCAAACTTAAAGAATTACAAGAGATACAGGACAGGCTTTATAGTGTAGATGATCCGACGATATACCCAGACTACAACGAATTGCGGCGCCGTGAGTCTGTGTTGATAAATGAGACGGACCCGACAACTAACCCATTGGGTCGGAGGGAGGAATTAACCGCAATTGACAGGCTGCCCCAAGTAGAGCGCGCCCGCTTAGACCGTGCCGTAGAGCAGGGCTTTGATATCGACGCGTTCCACGGGACCAAGGGCGATATCGCCGAGTTTGACCCCGGCTTGCTGGGCGCGACAACGGGAGCCCCGAGCGCACGGGTGGGATTCTTCTTTAGCGCGGAGCCTGAGACGGCGGGCACCTATGCGAAAAATGCGAAAGTGGATGAAGTAAATCCAGCATTATTAGCCGACGCTAATCGCGTCAATGAGCTAAAGCGCGTGAAGATGGGCGAAGAGGTGCGGCGATTAAGGGATAATGGCTTACTCGATGAGGCCGATAAGTTAAATGCCGAGCTGACCGATTTTACCGAGTTGAATTTAGACGAAATTCCCGAAGAGTTGGGGCAGAATATCATCCCGGTCAAGCTGCGCCTACAGAATCCCTTAGAGCACGACTTTCAAGGCGGCAGCTACCGCGAGATTTCCTACAAGGATCTATTAGACCAAGCGCGGCGCGAAGGCAAGGACGGCGCCGTCTTCCGCAATACGCGGGACGGCGGGCCGGTGACGGATATATTCGTGGTGTTTGAGCCGAGCCAGATCCGGAGTAGGTTTGCGGCGTTTGATCCCGAGGGAGCGCCAACTGTAGGACTAAGTCCCAATGCGAAACTTGCGAGCGAGGCATTAGAGGTAAATAAAAAGGAATTAGCAAAATTAGGGGCGCGAAAGGCTGAGATAGAAAGTGAGATAAGTCGTATCTTTGGCCAGCCTGGACTATTTACGAATCCCGAGGCCCAGAGAGAAGCGCGAGCAGTTGGCCCTAAGCTAAAGACTGAGTTTGATAATCTCACACTTAAAGTTATGAAGATAGAGGAAGGGATGCCGAGGCTTGAAACGGAGGTAAGGCAGTCTACTTTAGGTACTGGAAACCTAATAGCCAACGCGCCCCCGGTATTATTCCCGCTTGGCGTCGGCGCAGCGGTCGCGGCCTATTCGGCAGAGAAAGGCAATGAGTGAGACAGCTATGGACTCCCTGGAAAGAAACTGATGCCTTTACATAATTACCAATGCGCCGATGGCCATATGACCGCAGACATTTACTCGCCGGCCTCTAAGGTGCTAAAGACGATCAAGTGCGAGTGTGGGAAGCGAGCCAAGCAGCATTGGGGCCACTACAAAGAGGGCCTCGGGCATAATTGGGCGATGAAGAGCAAGGGCTACGCTAAGGGGATAGCCGATCCGCAGACCGGCGTCGATTATCAGAGCTACGCCGACAAGCAGCGCACCTATAGAGATATGGGCTTAGAGGAAGCAGGCGCCCCGCTCACGGCCGACCAGATCCGAGAGCAAGACTATAACGAGGACCGGGCGAAAGAGGCACAGCGCAATAACCACGACGCCCAGCCCGTGCTTCAAGCCGAATCAATGGAAGACTTAAACGCTATGATCGCCGGCGACATGAAAGAGCGCCAGGTGGTCAACCCCGAACATGGACAACGCACGGCCCTATCCGAAGATGGATGGGTTTCATTTTAAGAAAGGAACACCATGTCAGAAGCCTTTGCGGAATCTTCAGCAGCAGTCGAATCGACCGAGCAGGAGCTACCTTCGGGGCCAGCACCAGAGGACACTCTGGGCGCAGGCATCTTTGAAGAGTCGGCCAACCTGAACGCCGAGCCGGGCGCAGCCGAGGAACAACCCCAAGCTACCGACACATTAGCCGCGCCAGTGGAAGATCGACCCACTGGCACTATCGACAATGAAAGCCTTGAACAACAGGGCCTTCGCCAAGCCGACTACACGAAGAAGACTGAGCAGTTGGCCCGTGAGCGAGAAGATTTTGCTTCTCAGCGAGCGGAGGTGGAGCAGATGCGCTCCCAGCTTATCCAGCAGCAGACGCAGCAGTCCGAACTACTGCAGCGAATGACCGGACAAGTTGAGCAGCAGAATGCCACACCGACTACGGAGGATGCGCTGCAGCAGCAGGTAAATAATGCGCAGACCTACGAAGAGCGCCAACATGCAGAGAACACCCTGCGTGGCTACCAACACTTGCAGGAGCAGAACCAGAATCAGATCACTGCAGCACTGGCACAGCAACGAGAGGAAATCTTGAGCGCTGTGCAGGAGCAGTATGGTCGCCCTATGCAGGATTTCACTAATCGGCAAAACGAAGAGCGCGTGGCACACTTCCGAGGACAAGCGGAAGAGGCTCGGGCAGCGTATGGCGAGGACGTGGATCGACCCGAGGTTGTTAATTTTATACGCAACAACCTGGGAGAGAAAGGCGCCGATGGTCAACCTTTGACTATTGCGCAGTTGGTAGGCATGAAGACCGGCAAGCCGGCCGCAGAACGCCAAGAGGCGCGAGCGGCTACGAGGCAACAGCGGTTTGTAGCCAAGGGGAATGTTACTCCCCAAGGTGCGCAGGGTGCAAATGTGACAGACCGAGGTGGACCGCTCTCGCGAGCCGAAGCCTTAGCTATCATAGAGTCAACTCCGTTTCCCGGCACAGCGATGTAAATTAAGGACAACGCCTTATGGCCGCACAAACGATTAGCGAAGTAGCCGACACTCATTGGAGTGCAACTCGGCGCACGGTTCGACCCGAAGTAGTAGACAACTTTTTTGACCCCTATGAGTTTATGGATTATCTGCGTAAAGATGGCACGCAGATCGTAGACGATGGCGGGAAAAAAATCCAGATCAACCTGGAATATGCCGGCGGGACAGCACAGAGCTTTTCTGGCGCTGACGAGCTGGGCAAGGGGCAGAACGAGATTGTTCAGTCTGCTCACCACAATCGCCGTTACTACGCCTGCCCGGTGGTTATCTTTGACACCGACACGTGGGAAAACAGCGGCAAGCACAAAATCTTCGACGAGATGGAAAAGCGCGGCAACAACGCCTTTAAGACTATCATCTCACGCCTTGACAGTGACTCCTTTGGTGCGCAGTCAGGCAAAGACATGTTAGGCTTGCAGGACATCGTAGCCGACGCCGGCACGGGCACCGTGGGCGGCATAAACTCCGCCAACGAGACTTGGTGGCAGAATCAGAAAGACACCACTTCTACCACGTTCTTGACTCAGACTGTGGCCAATGTCTTTGACGGCATTGACTTGTGGAATGACGTCATGGACTCCTGTGAAGCGGAAGGCGCCCGCCTGGGCGCCGTTGTCTCGACGCGCTCTATCATCCGCGCCTATCGCATCGCGCTCTCTTCGCAGGGTTATGGCGAAGTAAACGTGGCTGACGTCAAGGGCATGGGCGGGGCACGCACGCCTACTTTCTACGGTGCGCGCACTATCGCCGCGAACAACTGTCCGGCGAGCCATTCCTACTTTCTGACGAAAGGCAACCTCAACTTGAACGTCTTGAAAAAGGCCAACTTCAAGTCGACGCCTTTCACCAGCTTGCAGTCGAATGGCCAGTTGGGCCAGATTAAATACGTAGTGGCCGGCGTCCAGTTGACCACACCCAATCGTCGCGGTAACGGCGTAGCCACCGCTATCACGGGCGCCTAAGCACCCCAACAGACAAGGAGAATTATAATGTCTGATTTTCAAGCAATCGGGGCACTCGCTACCGCACAGGCAATAAGCGAGACGAGCACCGAATTAAAGCACGACCTTGGCACGGAAATTAACGCCAAAGATGTAGCCTCTACGGCCTATGGCAAGGGCACCTTCATTTACTTGCTTGGCGTAGCATCTACCGTAGTGGGCTCCGTTGTCACGTTTTCGCGTGACGATCACCAGACGGCTTTGGCTGCGGCTAACGCCGTGGGTGAAGTGGCTACCGCCATGTCGATCAATGTAGGATCATCCTACGGCTGGTATCAGATCGACGGGCTTGGAGTCGCTAAGGGGCTTGCATCTTTGGCCGACGCCAAACTTTGCTACCTCACGGCTACAGCGGGCAGTGTAGACGACGCGGTGGTTGCGGGCGATGCGATCCAGTTCATGGAAACGAACAGCGCATTGGACACGCCGAGCACGGGCTTAGCGCTCGTAGCTATGCGGCGTCCGGTCGTGACCAACGAATCTAATTAATAGGTTCGCTTTTTAGAGTGTAGGGGCTTCGGCCTCTACACTCTCCCTTAACCAAGAAAGACCGACCAATGGCCAAGACAGATCGCGCTGACGCAATGACGGCTGGCATGAAGAAAGGCGAGCCAAATCCAGCGGCGCAAGAAGAGGTAGAGAAAGCACACGCACAGGCCCGCGAGTTAGCCAAAGCAGCTAAGGCCGACCCGTCAGAGTTGACGCCATTGGTAGAATCAGCACCAGCGGTAGCATCTTCTCCAGCCACCGCTGGTGCTCCACCTGCCGCCGACCTTGCTCAGCTTTTTAAGGATGCGCTTTCTGACCCTGGCGTAAAAGAAACGCTGCGCGACGTGCTGACCTCGGACCCCAGCTTACGCAGTGCGCTGGGGATTCAGGCGGGCGTCGGTGCAGCCGCCGGCGATTGGACGCCAAACTATCAACGCGTGGACAATCACGTCATGGGCGGCCTTGAAGTAGAGCACGATCCCAACTTTACCCCTTTGCCCCCGGCGTCTATTCCGTTGTATGTTACAGACGAGCGGTATAGAAGCCAAGAAAAGGACGCGACCTCGCTTAAGCATTTAGCGCGCCGAGATCCGCAGGGCAAGCTGGTTAAGACTGAGAAATATAAGCTCTGGCTGGACCTGAAGATGGCCGGGCGCAACATGACACGCAACGAGCTTATCGACATTGAGAAACAGACCGAAGGCGCGCCGCAGTTGGCTATTGGCGACGATGGCGCACCAGTGGCGATGGACGGGGCCGGCGCCCAGGTTGAAGGCTTACTACACGACAGTGCGCTGTGACTGAGTTAGCTGACACCACCGTAGAGGCTACTGCGGTAGTTTCTACGGTGGTGCGCACGCGCTCTGTTCAATCTGAGATTGTGGAACTGACCGGCATGACGACAACCCAAAGGGATGCGCTTGTAGGGGTGGTAAATGGCATGCTTATCTACAATTCGACAGACGCGAAATTTCAAGGCTACCAAGCCGGGAGCTGGCAGAATCTAATATGACATTAGCCGAAGCTATCACGATGGAGCTGGACAATACGAAGCTGGACGCCACCGACACGACGCACAAGAACCGGGCGCGCCAATATCTCAATATTGTGGCAGTAAAAGTAGCCAACCTGCAGGAGTGGTGGTGGAGTAAGAAGACCACGACCTTTAAGACGACCTTGCAGCTTACGGTGACCAGCGCGTCGGGCGCGTTTACGGTGGGCGAGACGATCACGGGCGGCACGTCGGGCACTACGGCCGTATTGGATAGCCACGACGCCACTAACGGCTATCTCTATGTATATAGCGAGAGCGCGGCCTTCACGGCCACTGAGACGATCACGGGTAGCACCTCGTCAAAGACATGCACCTTTGGGTCTTCGACGGAGACGCGACTATACAGCCCCATCAGCGCGCAGGTGTCTGCGTGGTATAGCTTCTATGACCGCACTAACGGCGACCGCATAGACATTATCGACCCGGACGCCGGCGACTTATACGATGGCGAGCAGGACGAGACGGGCGACTTGGCTGGCGTGGTGATTGAGGGATTAGACGATACTACGGGCTACCCGGTGATCCAATTATACCCGGCTCCTTCTACTACCAACGAGACGGTGCAGGTGCGCTATCGGCAGGACATTGCCGCATGGAGCTCCAGCAACGACGCGACCGAGTTAAGCGTATTAGGCATTCCCCGATTGTTGGAACATGGCATAGTTGAAGGGGCAACCGCGCTGCACCGATCCGAGAAGGGCGACGTGGAAGGGGCAGCCGAAGCCCGCAATGCCCTCTCTACCGCAGTGGAACTACTACAAGAGCAGAACGTATTAATGCAGGGCAACCAGCGATACATGCCGAGAAATGGGCACGACGAATATGCAATAAACATCGGCACGTCTTTAGCCACACAGGGATAATATGGCCCGCATAGAGGACACGCTAAAGCTCGGCCCGTGGAACATGGGCGTAAGGTATGACTTGCCTTCGGAGGATATTTCTCCCAAAGGTTTCCGTCAGATGGAGAACGTGCGCCTTTCTGCGGCGGCTGCTGCGGAGAAGGTCTTAGGCACTACAAGCTATGCCGGAGCGTCGGCTATTGCTGCGGCTCCCACCTTAACTGCTTGCGGGGAGTATCGAATCCCCGGCGGTGATGCTGTGGTCTTTGCCATTGCCGGCACCAAGCTCTATCTCTATTCCAGTGGGTGGGTAGACAAAACCGGATCTGTTACAATCACGGCCGCCGACGACAACACATGGGAATGGGTGCGCGCCTTCAATTACATGGTAGCGCTGAATGGAGTAGACACCGACGCGATCAAGTGGGACGGCTCGGGCAATGCGACGGTCTTAGACGATAACGCCAGGTTCACCAAGGGCAAGCATATCGGCTTTTGGGACAATCGCCTGTGGATCGGCAACGTAAACGGCGCCACAGACCGCGTATATTATTCGGCCATCGGCAACATTGAAAGTTGGAGCGCGACCGACTTCCTCAACTTGGGCTCTCCCATTACAGGAATGGCCCCCGTCGGCACGCGCCTGGCCATCCATACTGAAGACGCCATCCATACTGTATCGCCTACCGGCAATGCGACCTACCCCTACGAACTAAACCAGCGCACATCGACGGACCAGAATAACCCGCAGCGCGGCGGCACAATTAGCGGCAGAGCTTTAGTGTCTGTGCCGGGCGTTGGGCAACTGTTCGTGTTAGACGATGGCATCTATCAGTGGCAGGGCGGCGACCAGATAAGCAAGGTGTCTACCGCTCTGGACTTGGGCTATTGGGATAGCTTGAACAATGCGCGCTTAGGTCAATCGTTTGCTATCTACTACGCCGGCAAGCAGGAAGTGTGGTTTTTCCTGCCCTTCGGATCATCGCAGACCAACATGAACCATATCATGGTTATGTCAACGCGGCACAAGTATGTGGACCCCGATAGCAATCAAGAGCGCTTTGCGTGGTATGGGCCTTATACCGGCACGACGACGACCTTTGACCGCAACTGCGCCGCGATCATTGACAACAAACCCCATGCAGGAAACTTCGGCGGCAAGCTCTTAGATCATGCGCCGGTCAATATCTTCAGCCACGAGGACACAGCCTACACGGCCTATTTTGAGACGGGAGCACCCCCACCTTATGGTGGCGATGTGTCTTTGGTTTGGCTCTATGCTCGTTGTTATTATGACGCGCTTGGCTCCTATTCTTTGGCTGTGCGCCAGGAGTCGCAGGGCGTCGGATCGAATGCCGGCACGCTCAACACGACAGGCGGCGGCGAAGTGCTGGGCTCCTTCGTTTTAGACACGAGCTCTCTCGGCACGGTGCGCATGGTTTCCAAAGATGTAGAATTACGTGGCTATGATCCCCACTCTTCGCTTAAATTTACTAACAGCAACAAAGACGAGCCCTTTCGCGTGCGGCACACTCACCTGCAGTATGGTGTCATTGGGCGCCAACGCAAGCCTACGGCCGGGATAACTTAATATGGCACTTACAAGCAGCAGCACGATAGCGGGCGGCAGCAATGTCTTTGACCCGACCAAGCCTAAAAAAAAGATCAGCCCCTTCGATGCCTTTGCCGCGGGTGCCGATCTGAATGACGCCAATGCGGCCGTTGGCGGGTTTGCGGCGGCCGGCGGGCAAGTGAACGACACCATAAAAGTCAACAGTAAGATACTGTCTGATGGCGAAGCGCTTATTGCGGGCATGAATCCCACGAACGTATCGTCTGCCAGCGGTGACGTGAGCACGAACAAGGCACCCGTTACCCTCTTGACTCCCGATGCTGTCGCCGGCGCAACAGGTGACGGTGGCGGGCCGGTTAAGTCGGCCGTGGAGCGACACGCCGATCTGGTTGCTGGTTCAGGACCTACGAGGAGGGTTGAAAGGGTCAGAATAAGCAACAACGAAGAGGTGCGCGGGGATCGGCTGTTCATGGTCAGCACATTTAGCGATGGCACAGAGGAAGCACGAGACATCGGCTCGGCACCTGTAGCCAGCCGGCCACAGGTGAATCCGCAGGCGGGTCGCTTAGACCAAGGCCCCGTAGTAGTGCCTCCCGTGGTAGCAGCCCCCGTAGTAGTGCCTCCATCGGTAGCAGCTCCCGTAGCAGCGCCCGCAGCCACGAGCAACCCGGCCATCGAAGCACTACAGCAGAGTGCGCAGGCTATCGACCTACCGAGCAACGACGAGCTGCGCGCTAACCAGATGGCACAGCAGGCCGAGTTTGTCTCGCAGGCCGATGCCGCAGGACTACAGGCGGCCAATGGGCTCAACCTGCAGGACTTTACGCAATCGACCGTGGGGGATCGCGTTCTGAGCCCCTTGGAGCAAATGCTGGAGACGCAATCTTTGGCAAGGCTGGGTAAAAAGCAGTTTATCAATCCCGACAGCCAGCGCATAGCGGCCGCAGAGTCTTTTGCTTCCGGCAGGCTTGGTAAGACCGGACCCATCTTAGACACGGATAGCGACTTAAGTAAGGCGGCAGAGAAATTCAGCTTAGACCGACTGGAGCAAGAAGCTCCACTATTAGACACAGATAGCGACCTAAGTATAGCAGCGGAATCTTTTGCCAAAGATCGACTTGAACAGGAAGCCCCTCTCTTAGACACGGACAGTGATATAAGCCGGCTTATTGAAAAGACGGTTATGGATCGGCTCGGGAATAGAAGTCTATTGGGCTCCGATGCCAGCGGGAGCCTGGAGCAAGACCTACGCAACCGCACGCAGGACCGATTGAACAATGAGAACCTTTTGGGAGACGATAGCTTGGCGGGCCGAGATGCGGTGGCACGCGCAAGGAATCGCGCCAACTCGGGAACCCTTTTAGGAGGGGATGGACCCGACAGCTTAGCGCGCCAGGCCGAGGCGCAAATATCCCAGCGATTGCTCGGGGGCGATTCCGCGCAGGGCCAACTGGAGCGCCAGCGGTTTGAGCAAAGATTGCAGGACTCAGAGCGCGAGGACATGGAACTACTCAACCGCCTGGGGATTCTACGCAGCGGAGATAGCGTCGAAGCGTTGACCGAGCGCAATACGCGCAGGGATGAAGGCGAGCTGGGCCTGGCTGCTTTTGGGGAAAACCTACGCGATCAAGGTATAAATCAAGCGTTAGGTTTCACAAATCGCCGCGACGCGCTCAACCTGAACGAGCAAAACCTACAGCGCGGCGCGTTACAGGATCTCAACACGCAGGCGAATCGCTTAGACCAGCGGAGCTTGACCGAAAACCAGCTACAGTCGAGCGCCTTGGCTGATGGCCGGCAGCAGCAAGCGCGAAACGATCAACGCCGACTGGACGAATCGAACCAGCAGCGCGGCGCACTGGCCGACGCGAGCACGGCACAGGCCCGACGCGACAGTATGGGATTGGCAAATGAAGATTTAAGGCAGCAGGCATTTCAGAACGTCTCTAATTTACAAGGCCGGCGAGACGACCTTGGGCTATCCAACGAGCAACTGAGGCAGCAAGCCTTTCAGAATGTCTCCGGTCTACAGGGCAGACGCGATAACATGGGGCTGGCCAATGAGGATCTACGCCAGCAGGCATTTCAGAACACCTTGGGCTTGCAAGGTCGCCGGGATGATATATCACGCGACAATCAAAACCTACAACGCGCCGCACTCTCCGATTCCGCTAATGTGGTGAATGCCCGCAACAACCTGGACCTGAACGAAGCCAATATAACAGGCTCGCTACGTGGTGGCGCTACGCAGGACGCACGGCGGGCGCAGGCAGACCAAGAGTTTCGCAGGGCAGGTTTCCAGCAAGACGTAACGGACCGCTCCTTGAGCCGTTTGCGGGGCACGCAGGACGTCGGGCAGAGAGAGCGCTTCGAGGAAGACACGCGGGCAAGGTTGAACGCGGAAGGCTTAGCGAATCGCGCCGACAGCCGGCAGGGCCAAGCCTTAGAGTCGGACCTATTCGGACGGGTGGCCGACCAGAATGTGCAGGGTGGATTTAGAGACACCCTCTCGGGGAGATCCGCAGACCGCGCCGACAGTGCCTTTGATCTAAACGAGTTGCTTTCCCGCGCAGGACTCACGGGGCAATTAGACGGCGAGCGCACCTTAGCCGGCGATGCTGGCAGCAGGGCCGAACGCGGCCTACAGTCGGACCTACTCACGGGCACGACCAACCGCAATCTGGCGCGGAACGCAGACGACCGAGGCGAGCGAGGACTGGTCGACGATCTATTAACCAGCGGGGTCAATCGCACGAACGCTACCAATGCCGATATACGAGCAGGATCGGCAGACACTCGGGCCGAGCGAGGACTGACGGACGACCTACTAACATCCGGGGTCAATCGAGACATGGCCAGAGACGCCAACACGCGAGCAGACCAAACTCTGGAGGATTTACTGTTTGGCACGAACACTGAACGCAGGCAAGGGGGCGAGGATGTCACGCGGAAGACGCAGAGCCAGATCGACCGCGAACTAAACCGGGACGTGGCGCAGGACTCTATCGACCGTGGCGCGCTATCGGATAGTCGCTCTGAGCGTGGGTTGCAATCGGACCTACTCAGCGCCTTGCAAAGTCGTTTGTCTCAGCGCGGCTCTGATTCTCGCGCGGATCAGAGCTTGGAAGACTTGCTCTTTGGCACGTCGGGGGATAGGCGCACCGAGTCGGGCTTGACGAATGATATAAACCGACGCAATGCGCAGAATGCCGACAGCCGGCAGGCGCAGACCTTAGAGGATCTGCTATTCGGCACAAGCACTGAACGCAGGCAAGGGGGCGGCGATGTGGTCAGGGACACGCTACGAGGCGACCAGGCAGGCCGCACCGACCGAGGCTTTGAGGATGATCTACTCAGCGCTGGATTAGGCCGAGACGCTACCCGCGCAGGCTTGACGGGCGACTTTGAGGGCGACCGCACGCTGGCCGGCGAGACGTTTGATTCTAATAGTGAGAATCAGCGGATCGTGCAACTGCTGGCCGCAGTGAAAGCGGGCACGATTGACGGAGGCGCCGCAACTAATGCGATTAGAGAATTGCTGGGGGTTTCGACGGTCGGCAATACATTTGATAACGAGAACAGGGCGCCGCAGTCGCCCACTACGCCACCAGATGGTTCAAGATTGCAGCCCGGCGGCGGCGCGATAGGTGCCAATGGTGAGCAATATATCTTCCACGACGGCGAATGGGAAAGACTCAACTAATAGGATAATACAATGCCAGATCCAGTAACTATAGCACTTGCCCTGCAGGGCGTGAGCCTTCTCGGCAACTTAGGCTCCAGCCTATTAGGCCGCAACGATGCACGCGATGCCCGACGCAAGGCCGAGGAAGAGAACAAGAAGCGCATAGCGGAGGCTAATCTCTCGCGTGCCTTTGGCGGCAACCCGGCTATAGAGACGGTGAAACCGAAGCTCAAGCAGGGGCTCGGCACCAAGATACTCGGGGGAATCGGCACAGCCGCCGGCGTAGGCGCGCAGGGCCTTGGTATATACAACCAAGCTAAGGCACTGCAGGGCCAGGCGGCGACCCGGAAATTGCAGAATGAGGCCCTTGAGTTCGACCGAGGGAAGCGAGAGGGCTTTGAGAGCGTATTGAGCAACGGGGGCGCTACTACGTCCATCTTGGGCGACATAGGGGCCGCAGGCGCGAAGCTGTCTACGGGTGGCGACACGCCGGCGAATGCCTTGCAGTTGCCCGAAGTGCCCGTGGTAAGCTCGCCGCTCCCATCGGCTCCAGGCTTTACGACGGGCGCGCACCTGGGCCGGCAATCGCTACAAAAAGAAGAGATTGCGCAGCTAACGTCGATGCTCCCCTTTATGGAGTTTAGGAAAGAGCAGAACCAACTCGCTACGCTGGTAGGGACGATAGAGAGAAACCCGCAGGCATTAGATCAATTGGGCGCTGACGCAAGAGAGCGGGTTATGCCATACCTTAGCCCCGGTGCAATGCAGCAGGCTTTGGGGCGTAAGCTGTCCGAAAAGGGGATCGAAACAATCACCAACGGCCAAGCGGTGACGGAGAAGGTTGTAACCTTGCAAGCGATGATGGAAGAAGCCGTGGCGCGTAATATTACTGGGCCGATCAAAGGGACGTTTAACGAGTTTCTGGACAGCAACGGCTTGATTGGCGGGTTGACGCAGGACCAGCGATCCGACTTTAAGAATTTGGCAGACGATGAATTGCTGGTGCGGATCAATAATACATCCGAATCACTTATACCAACCATGCGCAAGGCTACGAATGAAACGGGCGTTATGACGGAGAAGGACGAAGACCGCATACGCCGGCAATTCCCGAGCACCAGCGGCTTCAACGATACCCGCGAATTAGCCAAATTACCGAGATTAATCAACGAAGTGAATGCGGTTATGGGTTCGCATATGAAAGCCCTGGAAGGTCAAAACTTTCTAATAGGCACTGACTCCTTTGGAGCTACAGACAATGAGCTCATACAGGAGTTTATACGCCGACAGGGGAGGAATAAATAATGCCGACACGCGCCGAGCAGTTGCAGCTCCTTGGAGACGACGAGCTCTTAGAGTTACTACAGCCGATATTAGCGCGCCAGCAGGCCGGGGGGCAACCAGAAACGACTCTGCTGGGCAACCTATTTGCTGACCCGGCCGTAAACCCCACGGGCGACGAGGGGCTTGGCGAAGGATTGAGCAATGCGGCGAGCAACCTACCCCACAGTCTCGCCAATCGCGGCCGGGAATTGGAGCAGGTTATTAGCCACCCCCTTGACACCTTGTCGGCCATTGGCAGCCTGGGTATGGGCGCGCTGGACGTCGGAGCCGAGGCATTTGGTGCCGAGCCTACCAAGGCGGGACAGTTCGCACGAGACGCCGGCGGCCAACTCCTATCTGACTTCTCCAGCGAGGGACTACAGCGCGACCCCACAGCGGCACTATCTACAGTGGCCAGTGTTTTATCGCCGGGGCTAAAGGCGGGCGGCTTAGGTCGAGCGTCTAAGTTTGCCAACGTGGCCGCAGATATTCCAAGCGCAGCGATAGGTGCAGTGGCAGGTCCCATAGGCCGAGGCGTAGCCAAAGGCGGGGCGAAGGCACTCAGCACAGCAGGTGATATATCCGCAGAGGTATTAGGCCGCACTACAGGCTCCAGGGCACCAGCGATCAAAGAGGCATTCAAGGCGGGCCGAGAGGGCGCAGAGCAGAGCGATGCCTTCAAGCTGGCCGTACGGGACCAGACGACTAAAAAGCAGATCGGCACGCAGACTATAGACGCACTGCGCGCCGAAGAGAAGCGCTTAGGCGCGGCAAAGGGCGACTTCGTGGACGCCAACGCCGACGCGCTAATAGATATTGATTCGCTTATAGACGACACCTTGGGCGAGTTGGAAGATTTGGGCATTCGCATGTCTGATAGCGGCGACCGGCTCATTTTCCCGAAGAAGATAGACGCCAAAGCGCAGAGCGCCATACAGGAGGCGATGGACGTATTAGGCGACTTAGACCGCCGGCAACCGCAAATAGATATAGAATTTGGCGCCGGGACAGGTAGAGGGGCAACCGCTCCGAAGCGCAACCAGCGGCAATTGTCGGCCTCGTCGATCCTTAGCGGCACGCTGGCACCGAGCGAGTTAGAGCGCATTCGCGGCATGGTTGGCACGACGGACACACAGCGAGGGCGCGCCTTTTTAACGCGCATGAAACGCAACGATGGCGCAGGCTCCACCATAGAGGAACTATTAGAGCAATCCTTTGGCAACGAAGAGAGCGCCAGCGTGCTGCGTTCTGCCGGGGTGCGGGATGCTGGAGATATAGAAGGCTTTGCGCGGCTGGTTTCAGATCCCGAGGCCCTATCGACCAAGCATATTGTAGGCGATGATTCTTTCGCGGCCGATGCTTTCTTGAATCGCGGGCCAGATTTTGATGCCGACCCCAGCGCATTGTCGGAGCGCATAGACGGCGCGCAGTCAGTCAAAGAGCTTGAGTCTATACAGAAAGACATAGAGACAGCTTTTGACGTAGACGAGTTTGACGACGCCACCTTTGGGCAATTAGTCGGCAAGCTACAAGAGCAGGGGGAGCGCGTATTGCGCCCCTCTGACGTGCCCGACCAGACGCGGGCCACAACGACCTTGGCCGATTTAGACGACGCTACGCAGGCCGTGGGCAACCTATTTAGCAAGGCCGGCAAGGGCGACCGGCGCATGAAAAAGGCGCTGGGCAATATCCGCAATAAGATGCGGGAGCGGTCAAATACCGTCGAAGGGTTCGACGCGGTAAACAAAGAGTTTTCCACGCTGCAAGATTTTCTCAGCGATACAGCCCAAGACGACCTGGGCATTGATATACGCGCAGGCGCTCGGGGTAAGGGCAAGCCTAAGCAGGCCGGGGAGCGAGTCGTGCGCGCACTGGACGAGGGGCGCGAGGACGAACTGGCGGCACTCGGCAAGATTGAAAAGCGCACGGGCCAGAATTTACGAGCCCAAGCAGCGGGCCAGCGGCTATCGACTACCCCGCCTGTGGGATTGCTCGGGAGCTTGGGCGTCGGTGGCATTGCCGGCGGTTTGGCCATCGGTGGATTTCCCGCAGCTATAACGGCACTGCCCTTAGCCTTGGTCTTTAGCCCGCGGGCCGTGGGACGTATTGCCGTGCACTTTGGTAACAACGCGCGACGGGCCGAAGACTTTGTGGGTAAGATGCGCAAGGTAGCAAACGCACTGCCCGAGCACTCGCTGCGCCAAGCTACAACCGTAGGCGAATTAATAGAGCGCGCACAACCCGAAGAGAAGAAGCCGGCCAGCTTTCTATCGGCCATAGGCCAAGCCTCACAATAAACCACCATCCGAGCGCGAGCCGTATCGGGCCGCTAAGGAACAAGCATGCCAACATATAGTGTATCGAAAACCTGGAACGCCTCAGAGACGCTGACCGCAGCAGATCTTAATGGGATCGAGTCCCAGGTAGCAACCTTCCTCAATACCACCAAGCTCGACGGCGACAACATAAAAGCCACGGCGACCTACACTTTGGGCGGCGTCGTCTTAGGCTCAGGTGGGCCGGCCGCACCTGACGGGGGCAACCTGCACTCCTTCAATGGAGACGCCTCTGCTGCGGCGCATGCCGATGCCGACGAAGGCGTCTTTGAGAATAGCGCGGCAACGGGTATATCCATTTTGGCCGGGGCCTCTTCTGCGGGCAATATCTTCGTAGGCGACTCGGGAGACAATGACATTGGCAAGCTCTCTTATTCTAACGCTACCAATGCCTGGACGATCTACTCCAACGCGACCTTGGCTCTTACGCTCTCCAGCGCACAGCTTGCTACGTTTGCCGGCGCGATCCAGGCCGACTCTACTCTGACCGTAGGCCTAAATGACACGGGCCACGATGTGAAGTTCTT